AAGCCAACCAAACAAATGAAGGCGACACGCAGCAACCAGTAGACGCAACAACTGAGCAATCGGCTGAAGCAACTACTGAAACTGAGCAGCAAGCTGAATCTGTACAGGATCAACAAGACTCGGATGAGTCCTCTGCTGAAAGTGAAACTAGCGAATCAGAAACACCGGAAGGTGCGCCTGATAAATACGAGTTCAATTCAAAGGTGGCTGACGCACCCGACGAACTCGACCCCGAAGTCTTAACTGCATTCGGTGAAGTCGCTAAAGATCTTGACCTGCCACAGGAGGCTGCACAAAAAGTATTAGACAAGGTTGCACCTGTCATACAGGCCAGGCAAGCAAAAGAGGTTGAGAAAGCAAGAGCAGATTGGGCCACAAAATCACAATCAGATGAAGAATTTGGTGGTGAGAATTTAGGGGCCAATTTAGAGATTGCTAAATCATCTCTTAACGAGTTTGGTACTGATGCTTTGAAGTCGCTGCTGTCCGAATCTGGCTTGGGAAATCATCCCGAAGTAATTCGGTTTATGTACCGAGCAGGTAAGGCAATTAGTGAAGACGGTTATGTCGGCAATTCTCAGGGTGCAAACGCCAAAAGCGGCATTCCTAAAGACTTTAATGGCATAGCTGACGCACTATATTCTAATCAGCAAACCTAGTAAGGAGTTACTAAATGGCTACCCTTTCAACCTCAAATTTAACGCTAGCGGACTGGGCAAAAAGATCTGATCCAGACGGTAGAGTTCCAATCGTTGCAGAACTGTTATCACAGTCCAACGAAGTCCTCGATGACTGCGTTTTTAAAGAAGGTAATTTACCTACTGGCGAACGTGTAGTTATCAGAACTGGCTTACCAGGCGTTTACTGGAGAGCGTTAAACCAAGGTATTCCATCGACCAAGTCAACAACAGCACAGATTGATGAGGCTTGCGGAATCCTAGAAGCACGTTCAGAAGTAGACAAAGACTTGGCAATGTTGAATGGCAACACTGCACAGTTCCGTCTATCTGAAGACACTGCTTTCTTGGAAGCAATGAACCAGACTCAAGCTGAGACTTTGTTCTATGGAAACCCTGGAACAGATCCCAAGAAGTTTCTAGGTTTAGCACCAAGGTATAGCAGCCTATCTGCTGATAACGCTGTAAACATCCTCAATGCAGGTGGTTCAGGTTCTGATAACGCTTCTGTCTACCTAGTTGTCTGGGGTGATAACACTGTTTACTGTCCTTTCCCTAAAGGATCTAAAGCAGGTTTAACACACGAAGATCTAGGCGAGCAAACTGTCTACAACAGCGATGGCACAAGGCTTCAAGCTTTTGCTACTCGTTACCAGTGGAAGAACGGTTTGGTCGTTAAAGACTGGAGATACGTTGTTCGTATTTGCAACATCGACGTTTCTGACCTATTAGGACAAGCAAGTACACAAGCTTCTACTGCTTCAACAGCTCTTATTAAGCTGATGGCTAGAGCGTTGTACAGAATTCCTAATATGGCAATGGGTAGAGCGGCCTTCTACATGAACAGAACAGTTCATTCAGGTATGGCTATTTCTGCACTAGATAAATCACAATCTGTCTTGGCAATCCAAGAGGGTTTATCTCAGTTTGGATCAGCACAAAGCTACCTGTCATTCTTAGGTGTTCCTCTAAGGAAAGTAGATGCGCTACTTACCACCGAATCTGTTGTTAGTTAACCTATTCACCCTTTTTGGAGATTCACAATGATTACGGACAAGCTGCTTCGAGTAAGCGAAGACCAAGCGATTACTACCACTGCGTTTTCTACTGACACTATTGATTTAAGTGTTGCCAGAGATGTCGGTGAAGGTACTGCTTTGTATATGAACTTCTGCGTTACCACTGCATTAGCAAATGGTACGAGCGTAAAGTTCGAAGTTGTTTCTAGTGCGAGTGCCAACTTAGGCACTCCTACTGTTATAGGAAGCAGCGATGCAATCCTTACAGCAGCCCTTATAGTTGGCAAGAACGTAGTAGTCCGCATTAATCCTGATATTGCTGGCAAAGGCCAAAGATATCTAGGTGCAAGATACACAGTATCTGGTACTTATAATGCAGGCAAAGTTACTGCTGACGTAGTAGAAACCATCGGTGACGGACAGAAGTACTACGCTTCTGGCTTTGCCGTAACTTAATGAGGAATAACCTATGCCTATTTATAAAGCTAAAATCAAGTGTTTCGTAGGCAATAGTCTACGAGAGGCTGATGAAGAGTTTGAGTACAACGGAGAGCCTTGCAGTCACATTAAATTAATTAGTGGTACTGAAGCTCCAAGTACTCCGGCTTCTGCGGAGGTTATTGAAGAAGTAATTGATGATTCAACTCCTGAATCTGTTGATTATGATGCAATGACTAAAGCAGAGCTTGAAGATTATGGTCGTTCTCTTGGCCTTGACCTAGACAAACGACAAAACAGAGAAACTCTTATCAGCCAACTTGAAGAAGCAAATGGATAGGCATTGGTCTTCTTATTGATTTACAGGAGGCTAGTAGGAATACTGCTAACCTCCCTTTTTTTTAGGAGGTCTTATGGCTACTGTGGTAGATATTTGCAATCTTGCCCTAGCACACTTGGGTGATGATGCAACAATAGCTTCGCTATCCCCACCAGAAGGATCAGCGCAGGCAGAAAAGGCTGCACGTTTCTATCCGATAGCAAGAAACACTCTGCTTGAATTGCACTCATGGAACTTTGCATCTAAGCGAGGGAATTTAGCACTTACAACCAATAGCCTTGATCAATGGGATTATGCATATGCAGCACCTAGCGACATGATGTCGGCTGTTGCAATCATATCTCCAAGCTCTCAAAACGATTACGCTACAAGGATGTCTGCTGGTGATACGCCTGGTAACTTAACGGCTAATTTTGCGCCAACAATTGTAGCGGGACAATATACACCACAACAATTCGCACTAGAGGGAGCATTGATATATACGAATCAAGAGAATGCAATGTTGAGATATCAAGCATATATAACAAACTCTTCGTTATTTTCTCCCTTATTCGTTATTACTTTGTCATGGCATTTAGCGTCTATGTTGGCTGGTCCTGTAATTAAAGGAGATCAAGGAGCGGCAGAAGCAAAGCGGTGCACACAGACGATGGCAGGTTATTTAATACAGGCAAGACAAGCAGATAACCTACAGAGAGATATAACTGTAGAACATATCGTTCCTTGGACATCTGGGAGATAAGTAATGCCAGTTACACGCACCTTTAAGCAAGCATTTTCTGGAGGAGAGATATCACCGGAAATGTTTGGACGGATTGCTGATAATAAATTCCAACAAGGTGCAGCGACAATGCGTAATTTTATTGCCAAACCACAAGGGCCTGCACAAAACAGACCTGGTTTTGCATATGTAAATGAAGTTAAAGACAGTGCTAAATCGACAAGGCTAATATCTTTCACGTATAACACAACCCAGACAATGGTCATCGAGATGGGTGACCAATATTTTAGATTTCATACGCAGGGTCAGACGTTACTTTATAGCGCAGGTTCAGCATGGAGTAGCAGTACTAATTACACCATTGGAGATATAGCACTACAAGGTGGCACGAATTACTACGCAAAGACAGCTCATTCAAATGTCCAGCCACCAAACGGAACTAATTGGTATGCATTGCCAGCAAATCTTACTTATGAAATACCATCACCATATTTAGAAGCAGAATTATTTGATGTGCATTATGTGCAATCTGCTGATGTGTTGACGTTTGTGCATCCCAATCATGCTCCTAGGGAACTAAGAAGACTTGGAGCTACGAAATGGGAATTAGTGACCATTAGTTTTGATAGTCCTTTAACTGCTCCTACAGGTGTATCAGTTAGTGCATATATACCTTCATCTAGTTCTACAAACTCTGATACTTACCAAAGTCACAAATATGTTGTAACGGCTGTTAAAGCAAGTTTGGTAGACGAAAGCAATCAATCAAGTACAGCAAGTGTTAATAATAATATATTCGTTACTGGAGCTAGAAATACTATTTCATGGAACTCAGTTACAGGTGCTTCTAGATACAGAATATATAAGGATCAAGGTGGAATTTTTGGTTACATAGGAGAAACAACTACTACTTCAGTTATAGATGACAATATCGCACCAGACTTTTCTCAAACACCACCAATTCATGAGAATGATTTCTCAGGTGCTAATAACTATCCAGGTGCTGTTTCTTATTTTGAACAACGTAGAGTTTTTGCAGGTACAAATAATGCACCACAAAATATATGGATGACTAAGTCTGGTACTGAAAGCAATATGTCCTTTGGATTACCGATAAGAGATGATGACAGAATTGAGTTCAGGGTTGCTGCTCGTGAAGCAAATACTATTAGGCATATTATTCCATTAACGCAATTGCTGTTGCTTACAGGCTCAGCAGAGTGGCGAATAACTTCTGTTAATAGTGATGCTATAACGCCAACGTCTATATCTGTTAAACCACAATCATATGTCGGATCGAATAATGCACAGCCAGTAATCGTCAACAATAGCTTGGTATATGGTGCTGCTCGTGGCGGTCATGTCAGAGAATTAGGCTATAACTGGCAGGCTAATGGATTTGTAACAGGTGATTTATCGCTTCGTGCCCCACATCTATTTGATAATTTTACAATTGTAGATATGGCATTAGCCAAAGCACCAATACCTATTGTATGGATAGTAAGTAGTAGCGGTAAATTATTAGGTCTTACATATGTACCAGAACAACAATTAGGGGCATGGCATCAACATGATACGGATGGGACTTTTGAGAGTGTAGCTTGTGTTTCTGAAGGCAATGATGACGTTACTTATTGCGTGATAAAAAGAACTATAAACGGAGCTACGAAACGATATATAGAGCGTATGGGTACAAGGTTATTTGCAACCCAACGAGATAATTTCTTTGTTGATTCAGGTGGAACTTATGATGGTACAAATACAGATAATTCCAGAACCGTTACTGTTTCCGGTGGTACAAATTACACGAAAGGAGAAACCGTTACAGTCACCACTAACTACAATTTATTTAATGCACCTCCTAGTGTTGCCGATAAAGATGATGCAATTGTTTTAATAGATGGGACTGATCTTTATCGTCTTACTATCCAGGCCACATCAAGTCAAACAGTCGCAACTGCAAAATTGGATAAAGACTTACCAGCTAGTTTGCGTAATACAGGGATAACAACCTACGAAGTCGCAAGAAATGTTATATCAGGTATTAGTTGGTTAGAAGGAAAGGCATTAAACATCTTGGCTGATGGTGCTGTACATCCACAAAGAACAGTATCCAGCGGTGCTATTACCTTAGAACGTGCAGCTAGTGTTGTTCACTTGGGTCTGCCTTATGACAGTGATCTGAATACTTTGCCTATGGCATTACAAGTAGAGGCGCTTGGTCAAGGTCGAGTCAAGAATTTGAACCATGTTTGGTTAAGAGTTTTAGAAAGCTCTGGTATTTTTGCAGGCCCTGGTGCAGATAAATTAGTAGAGGCAAAACAACGTACAGTAGAACCATACGGATCACCACCAAATTTAAAGACACAAGACATAAAAATCATGCTCACTCCTCAATGGCAAGACAATGGTCAGCTCTTTGTACGTCAAACAGACCCATTACCATTAACGGTTGTAGGTCTGACATTAGAAGTAGCGATGGGTGGATAGTGTAACCGTGAACAGATACCATGTATGTAATCTTGAAAAGATAGGAGGGCGTTGAGTTTATGGCAACATCTGCTTGGGGCAAGCTGCGTGGCTTAAGTAATCTGGATCAAATCGGGATAGTTTCGTCTGGTTTTGGTGCTATTAGTGGTGGTATTGGGGCTTATTACGCATCTAGTGCAGAGAAATATAGAACAAAAAGTCTGGCATTAGCCCTAGAGCATAAAAAAGACATGGCTCTTTTTAATATGCGGATGGCGGAAAGTCAGGCACAACATTTAAATAGGGCATATAACAAGCAATTTCAAATAGCGACACTAAAAGCAGGTGCTAGAAAATCTACTGCTAGGGCAACGTTTGCTGCTAGAGGGATACAGATGGGAGTGGGAAGTACTAAAGATGCATTTGTTAGTGATGAGATAATGAAAGAGTTAGATAAAATCACGATGAATTCTAATAAGGTAAGAGCAGTAGAAAATCAACGATTAAGAGGTGTAGGGTTAGGGATACAATCAACTATGCTTGGTCTTTCCGCAGACAATATGTTTGCTACTGCATCATCAATTAGCCCGTGGATGAATGTGAGCAGCAGTTTGTTAACAGGTGCAGGTAACTTCGCTAAAATCGCTGGCCCTTTGCTTAAATAAGGAATCATGGCAAGAGTACCTTTACAGACAGCACCTGGAGTACAAGTAGAGCAAGGTAGTGCGGTCCAATTTGGGGCTCAAGGTGTAGAACCAATGAAGGATGCTGTCTCTGATGACATCAAAAATTTCGGTAAGGCTCAACAATCCTTTGGTGCGGCACTTTCCCAATTAAGTGGTGAATTAAATGATGCCGAAGGTAAGCAACTTTCTAATGATTACTATGCTGAGGTAGTAGCAACCAAGAATGAATACAACAGTTTAAAAGGTGCTAATGCTGTAGGCACAGTAGAAGTTGATGGTGAAAAGATAACAGTATTTGAGCAATACCAAAGGAAATTAAAAGGAATATATGAGTCATACGAAGATAAGGCAAGTAATGGCACTGTTAAATATATCTTCAGGAATAAAGCATCAGTTCATACGAAAGCTGGTCTGAATGATATGACCGCACATTCGTTAAAACAACAACGATTGTATAACGAAAATGAAACAACTCAAGAGATTACAAATAGTCAGAATGACGCTAAAACATATTTTGAAAGTTGGAATGATTCAGATGGTTTATTCAGGCAAAATTATGCAATAGGTATTACAAAAATAAACGAATTAGCACAACTAAAAGGTTGGAATATTGATCCCAATAAGGAAGATTCTAATGGTAATAAGATAGGAATTAGCAGCCAATATCTGGCAGAAATAGAGAAGTACAATATGAACGTACTAAAAGGTGTAGTAGATAACCTTAAAACCAAGAAAGATTATAACGGTGCTAAAGACTTTCTAAGGTCGCTTGATCCCAATGGTGAAAGCAAAGACATTAATGAAGTTGCAAGAAAAGTCACAGCAGAGCACATAGAGCATGGTAATAGCAAATGTGTAGATGCAATTATCTCTAATAACGGAAATCAAAATGATGGTCGTTTAGCAAGTCAATTTGACGCATTACAATGTTTAAGTAGTAATCAA